TGGAGAGCAAAGTACGGAGACTTGTGGGTTGATGTATCTGAAATAGATGATGAGTTTTGGATGGACGCATCATCAAGACTTCACAGAAACAAACTGATGGAAGAGATTGAGTTCAGAGAAAGCAACACGCCGTGGGCGCGGTTGAGGGAAGATGCGTAATGGAAATCGTTGACAACAAAGCGCTGATACTGCGCACACGCAACCCCAACAAATACAGCATCATCCCCAAACACAAAGTTCTCGGTCATGAAGACGGCGTATATCAAGTGGCTGTGTACTGGGGNCTTGATGAGACACGCGTGCTCAAAAATCTTGGCGTCAAAGATGTGCCGTCGCCCATCACTAAGCGCTACCACTGGCCGGGCAAGTTTATACCAATGGCTCACCAAATAGAAACCTCCGCGTTCATGACTCTGAACCGCAGATCGTTCTGTTTTAACGACCCCGGAACTGGTAAGACGCTCTCTGCTTTGTGGGCGGCAGACTACTTGATGAACAAGGGCGAGGTGCGCAGGGTGTTGATACTGTGCCCCCTGTCCATCATGCACAGCGCATGGATGGGCGACATCAACCGAAGCATCATTCACAGAAGCGCCGTGGTCGCGCACCATCAACAGGCATCACGGCGTATAGAGATGATTCANCAAGACTACGAGTTCGTCATTGCCAACTACGATGGACTCAACCTGATTGCTTCTGAGATCATCAATGATGGGCGNTTTGACCTTGTGATTGTNGATGAGGCAAACGCATACAAGAACCCATCTACGCGGCGATGGAAGGCGTTGGCATCAATCATCAGACCCGACACACATCTGTGGATGATGACCGGCACTCCTGCATCGCAGTCTCCTGTGGATGCGTATGGCTTAGCTCGGCTGGTCAACCCCACAGGCGTGCCCAAGTTCCAGACTGCATGGCGCGACAAGGTGATGAACAAGATCAGCATGTTCAAGTGGGCACCCAAAGCCAACGCACGCGACATGGTGTACGAGGTGCTTCAACCAGCAATACGTTTTACAAAAGATCAATGCCTTGACTTGCCACCAGTTATCACGGTGACGCGTGAGGTGCCCATGACACCACAGCAAAACAAATACTACCGCCTACTCAAAGAGCAGATGATGGTGCGTGCGGCGGGGGAGACAATCAGCGCGGTCAATGCCGGTGTTGCTGTAAACAAGTTGCTACAAATATCCTGCGGTGCGGCGTACACAGACGACAAAGAAGTTGTGGAGTTCGATGCGTCCCCACGCCTCAATGTGTTGGACGAGGTGCTTGAGGAGACACAGAGGAAGGTCATCATCTTTGCGCTGTTCAGGTCAAGCATTGAGTCTATCGTGCGGCACTTGTCAGGCAATGGCTTTGCCGTGGGACAAATTCATGGCGACGTTACAGCAACAAAACGCGGTCAGATAATTGCGAACTTTCAGACTACTGACAAGATACGCGTGCTCGTGTTGCAACCTCAAGCAACTGCCCACGGGATTACCCTGACTGCCGCTGACACAGTTGTATTCTTTGGGCCTCTGATGTCTGTTGAGATGTATACACAATGTATTGCTCGCGCAGATCGCAAGGGTCAAGACTCTGACAAAGTTACTGTAGTACACATTGAGTCAAGCCCCATTGAGAAAAAACTATTCAAGGCAATGGCCGCTAAAGTTACTGACCACGCGTTGCTTGTCGGTATGTTTGATAGTGAAGTAAAAAATATTTAAGAAAGGAGTTGCATGAGAATTTGTTCCGTGTATGATGTTAAACCTTAGACAAAAAAATAGGAGAAGTAAATGACCTCAGTCATAGATGATGAAGCACCTCCCGTAGAGGAGAGCAAAGAATTAGCCGCCATTCCAATGGACAAACTGGCTAAGGTGTACCGCAAGATGGCGGCTCGAATTCAAGAGCTAACTCAAGCGTACGAAAATGAAGTTGAGGAATTAAAGCGGCAACAAGACACCGTAAAGATTGCACTCAAAGATCAGATGCTTGCACTAGGCGTGTCCTCTGTGCGCACTGACCAAGGCACTGTGGTGCTGTCTACCAAGACACGCTACAACACACAAGACTGGGACTCGTTCAAGACCTTTGTGCTTCAGCACGAAGCAGTTGACTTGCTTGAGAAGCGCATAGCGCAGACCAACATGTCGACATTCCTTGAAGAGAACCCCGGCCTCGTACCTCCCGGATTGAACTCAGTATCTGAGTACGCAATCTCTGTTCGTAAACCAACCAAGTAATCAGGAGAAATATAACGTGAGTAACGTAACCATTTTTAATCAGGGTGCGGTTCCTGCATTTGTAAAAAACCGCACAGGTCTGTCTGCTGTAGCCAAAGCCCTCGCTGGTAGCGGTGGCACTGATGGCGGCAAACGCATCTCAATCAAAGGCGGCGTGTTCCGCTTGTATAGCGCTGGCAAAGAAGTCGCCGCTATCGAAGAACGCTACCTTGATGTAGTGATNGTCGCCGCCGCTCCCAAAATCGGACGTGTGTTCTACATGAAGTCCTATGACGGCGAAGCCAANGCGCCTGACTGCTGGTCGTCCGATGGTGAGAAGCCAAGCGCTGACGCATCCAACAAACAAGCCGCCACCTGCGCGGACTGCGCTCAGAATGTTGCTGGCTCCGGTCAAGGTAACAGCCGTGCTTGCCGCTATCAACAACGTGTTGCTGTAGTTCTTGCCAACGACATGGAGGGAGATGTCCTGCAACTGACTCTGCCAGCCAAGTCAATCTTTGGTAAAGAAGAAGGCGACAACCGCCCCCTGCAAGCCTATGCTCGCTTCTTGTTGGCGCAAACCCCCAACCCTGTTGACCCCAGCGAGGTTGTGACACGCTTAAAGTTTGATACCCAGTCTGAGTCCCCCAAGCTGTTCTTCAAGGCTATGCGCTGGTTGAGTGATGATGAGTACCCCAACATTGCGGAGAAAGGTCAAAGCCCCGAAGCGCAGAAAGCTATCGCTATGTTTGTTTCTAACAATGTGGCGGCTCCCCTAGCTATTGGCGGCAAGCGCCCAACCGTTAAGGTGGCGGCTGAAGAAGAGGAAGAAGCGCCAGCACCCGCACCCAAAGCTAAGAAAGCCAAGGCCGAGCCTGTTGCTGAAGACGAGAGCGAAGAGCCTACTGTCCGCAAGGAAGAGAAGAAGCCTAGTGCCGTGCCTGCCAAGAAGTCATCCTTGGCGGCAATGGTTGACGATTGGGACGAGTAAGAAAGGGGTGGGGCGCAAGCCCCTATCAAAATGGCTTACTCAACTCAAACAATCAACATGGTCATGAAAGCGCCAAAGACGTTGGGCAACCAACTCGGGCGCTGGGCTGTCCATCACAATTTCCCAGTCATCAAAATAGCCAAGGCAACAGGCGCTTCACGGCAGTCTGTTTACAACTGGTTCGGTGGTGGTGAAGTCTTCGTAGCGTACCGGCCTGTTGTCAGTTCGCTTCTCAAAATCCTGCAAACATCTAGTAGCGCCGACGAGGCTTGGAGAAAAACATGCAAAGTATTCAGCCTCGACAACTGAGCAACAACGAACTTCTGCGCTATATCTACATCATTGGTTTTGACAAAGTTACCCCTGATTGGATTGAGGTGCTTGTGGAACGCACGGCTGAACTTATTGACAGCAAAGAGAAGGCTTTTCACGAAGGCTTTGAGGACGGCTTTGCCCAAGGCGTAGACCACGCGACAGACGACTTCAAATAACCCAAAGGACAGATATGACTCCGCTTGAATTTCTAGCGGTGGTTCTTCCGTCTCCGGGTACGGGGTACTACTGCGCGGTCGAACTTACCAGAAAGAACGAACATGCCTTTGTTGAAAAACTTGAGGACTTACTCCCTCATGTAGACCGCTGGAACAAAGCCGACTACAACATTTTCTTTGCTTTATCCACTTTTGCAAAGGTAGGTAAGCGCACGGCAGAGAACACGCTGAAGATCAAAGCGTTCTTCATTGACATGGATGGGTACGAGTCCAAGAAAGCCGCCGCCCTTGCGTTGGATGCCTTTATGGAGAAGGTTGGCTTGTCTGAACTAGGCAAGCCGTGGATTGTGTCTTCAGGGGGTGGACTGCATTGTTATTGGCCTCTGACAGAAGAACTGCCAACTGATGTTTGGAAACCTGTTGCTGACAACTTGAAACGTCTGTGTGCGCAGGAGAAAATGTCTATTGACATGTCGGTGACGTCTGACTCCGCAAGGGTGATGCGCTTCCCAGAAACTTTCAATCACAAGAAGAAGTACAGCAAGCCAATGCCAGTAAAACTGCTGGCCGAGGGCGACATCTTTAAGTTTGAAGACATTGCGGCGCTCATCGACAAACACCTTGTTGAAAAAGCTAAGCCAATACAAAGGGTCGAGACACTCTCCCTGCCGGGCGCACGTCCCTCAAAGGCAATGACCAAGGCGCAAGTCAAGCTCATTGAGAACAGCACCACGCTGTTTGCCAGCTTTGAGTCGAAGTGCGGTCAGGTTGTGGACTATCTCAACACGGCGCAGGATGACGGCAAGGAACCTGTATGGCGCGGTCTGCTCTCTTGGGCCAAGGTCTGCAATGACGGCGAAGAAAAGGCGGTGTGGCTGTCAGAGATGCACCCATACCCGCTAGATCGGATGCAACAAAAGTTGTCTGAGATCAAAGGGCCGTACTCTTGCGTGGCGATGGACTCACTCAATCCCGGGATATGCACAGGTTGTCCACACTGGGGCAAGATCACCAACCCGTTGATACTGGGGCGGGAACTCAAGGCAGACAACACAGAGAAAGTTATCCCTCTGTCAACTGTCAGCGAGGAGTTTGTTGAGGAGGAGTTCTTTGCGCTGGACGAGAGCGAGGAGAGCGACGACCCCGACAACATACCCGCAGTAAGACGCCCACTCCCACCAAGGGGTTACAGCTACGGCGAGAACGGCGGTGTGTACTTCGTCAAGGAGGAGGCAGACGAGGAGGGCAAGAAAAGTAAGAAGACCATCCAGCTTGTTCCTTACGACTTGTTTGTGGTTGATCTGCTTAAGATGGAGAACGAACACTTAGTTCACATGGCCGCTGTGCGTCCCGAAGGTGTGCTGACGCTGAACTTCCCACAGAAATCTATTGTCAGTAAGGACGAGACGCTCAAGTGGTTAGCCAGTCAGAACATCGTGTCCACATTTGCAGGCTACGACAAACAGCTTTATGAGTATGTGCGTGCTTGTGTTGGCGAGGCATCGCAGGCCAAGAAGCCCATCGTTGTGCCCTATCAATGTGGCTGGCAGGAAGACGACAGCTTCGTCTACAACAACCGTGTGTTCACCAGTGACGGCAGAGAGACACGCATCCCCATGCCCGGTCTGGAGAACATTAACCGCAACACCAACAGCGATGGTGACTTGCAGACATGGAAGAAGTTGTGGCAGACCATTTTTGTGGACAAGCCCAACATGGAGACGGCGCTGGCTGTGTGTCTAGACT